GTAGCATACTTAGTAGACTCATTACGAGCCTTACAGATACCCCCGTGTTCTATTACATGATATGAAATATCCATATCGGGATACTTCTTGATTAGTTTGTCCATAACCTTGACACCCTTTTTGTTCGGGCCATCAAAGATATTGATCCATTCAAAGTTTTTATATTCTTGAAGGTCAAGAGTATGAGCAAAATGCTCAAGGTGTAAGTATTTGTCCCCATAGGTAGGGGTTAGAATTGAAAACTTCTTTTCTTTTTCACTAAAGGGATTTTTTGACTGATCTTTCATATGTCCTCCGTTCAATCGTTCTTATTCTGTGGCAGTTTGAGCAGACTACCTCACATTTTTTGATTTCTTCTAATATTCTATCTATGTGTAACCTAGTTGAAAGTGCTCTCGATATTTCTATTTCTTTGTTGTCTTCTATGTGGTCAAAGTCTAATACCCGATAGTCTTTTATTCCGCAGTCGGCACAACCTCGCTCTGCCTTTATTGCATTGACGATTGCGTATCGTTCATCCTTGAACTTCCTGCGTTGTTGTCTTATTCGTTCTTGGTTTTCTGGTCTTTGTGACCAATATTTCACATATTCATTGTGGTTAGCTTTATCCTTTAGATACCGGCAATGTCTACATTCTAGATGTCTATCGTTGTCTTCTGGTAATTCGTTGTTACAAGTCTTACAATATTTCATTTCTTTCCTTATAACATAAGAGCCTCTCAGGAAAACTGTTCAGAAAACCTGGGAGACTCGTATGTGAACAGTTTATTATTTGGCTTTAATAAGCCATTAGCTTCCTCAATCGGCCGTGACGAGAATTCTCCCGCATTTGTTATTGAGCAATTTAGCTACGAAGTTAGCTTTCCAACCAATCAATATGAATTGATTAACTGGGTCTGACTTGCTTGCGCCACCTGCGACAAAGTAAGATTTTACTCCGCCGTCAAGTTCAGTAGCACCTAGAACACCACGTCCAAGAAGCAGTGAGAAGTAAAGAGTAGCCCCGCCTGAACCATTAGCTGAAGTACAGATGTTGTTATCAATAACAACTTTTGCACCAGCGTAAGTTCCAGCGACACCCTTACGTAGATTCTCTGCGTCTGTGTACTGGTAAGCAGTCTGCCATTCAGAGTCAGCTTGTAGTCTCATAGCAGTGTTTGATTTAACTACTAGAGCATAGAAGCCATCGTCGAAAGGTTTGACGTTTGCATCCATAAGTTTGCCTACGCCATAACGAACGGTAGAAGCTTTCATTCTGAACTCAGTTGTGCCAGTGTACACGCCATAAGCGGACATAGCGCCACCTTCTGCACCGGCTACGGTGTTGAAAGCGATACAAGAGAGTCCAGCGCCTGTAGGAGCGTCTAATCCAGCAGATGCTGAAACGCCATAACAAGCTTCGATAATTCTAAGGTCAATAATGTTGTTAGCTTGGTCACCCAATGCTTTTACAGCTTCCTCGACTACGCCATTGATAGCGGTCATCTCTGTAAGGTCTGTGATACCAGCAGAACGTGCAAACTGTTCGATAGTAGCACTAACTTGTGCATCATCGATCTTGTCTGGTGTAATTACGGTACCTTCAGTAACCTTGTAAGCAGAAACGACTGTTGAATCAACAACCATTCGTGGGAAGTAAGCAACCTTACCACTGTTTTGTGGAAGGGGTTTCATCTGACAGAACTGGAGCATTTTTGGTCCTGGTTGCAGTCTTTCAAGAAATACTTTGCTGTAATAATTTGGGATAAATCCAGTAACATCAGTAGTTGCTGTATATGCCATTTATTTTCCTTTTGTTTTGACCCGCCTAGTGTCGACCAGGTCTAGTTAGATACGGGAAGATTATACTTTTTGGCGAGTTCGGCAGCAGTTAAATTGTCATCACTGACTTCTACTACCTTAGCAGTTTCGCCTACTGCTCCAAGCTGTTGCTTGGTTTTAGCAATGTCCTGACCCTCTTTGACACCTGCTTGTTTAGCGGCTTCTTGAGCTGGTTTCATCCTAGCATCAAGTGCGGCTTTAGCTTGTCCTAGCAATGCCTCTCGGTCTACATAACCGCCCTTAGCGGAAGCTCTCTCAAACTCTACACGCATTGCTGCGTCTAGTAGTGGATCTGCTTGTAGTTCCTTAGCGTGTTTTGCCATAAACGTTGCGACTTCTCTTTGCTCTACTACTTGGTTAGCCAAGTGTTGTACAGCACGAGCTGAGTCTGGGTCTAGGTCTGGGGTGTATTGCTCTTGGACAGGACTTTGAATCACTGCGTTAGCACGTTCCTCTAGTCTTTCCTCTACGCTTTTAAGTCGGTCATTGACTTCCTTAAATCTCTCGTAGGGGACTGTCCGCTTGTCTTGTTCCTCAGTGTCAGCCGACTCGCTGATTTGAGCTTCCTGTGGTACGACAACGTTTGTTTCTACGGGTGCTGATTCCGTTTCAGTAGTTTCGTCTACTGTATTGACAGCTTCCTGCTCTTCACTCATGGTGAAAATTCCTTTCACATTTTAACGTCTTTAGTGACGACTGAAAGTGGCTTGTAGCAGGCTAAATGGTGGGGACATGCATTCCCACCAGCTAGCCGACTACTCCTCCTTCGTTAATTTGTTAAAAATACTAATTTATCTTTCTTCTTGCTGTTGCATGACTGACATGCTGGGACTATATTGCTCTTTGTGTGATTTCCGTGCTTCGAGAGTGGTATTACATGGTCTTGTGTAAGTCTTATATTGTCTTCTCCGCAGTAGTAACATGAATGATTATTTTCTTCTATAAGCTCATTCCATTGTTCTAGCGTAAAATCACTTACTTCCGCACCCATTTTTAATGCTCTTCTTTTAGCATCATACTGAGCTATCTTATCTGGATTATTCTTTTTCCAAATCTTACTTCTTGCTAGTATCTTGTCTTTTTCCCTTAGATACCTACCACTTCTATCTATCGGATGTTCGAGGGAGAACTTTCTAGCTCGTTCCTTTTTACATACGATGCATGTCCTAGTGGTAATAACCTTCCCTCTCTGTCCATCTAGGAACGTTGAGGTGTAGTATGGGGTTTCTCCATGGTGTTTACACTTGTAAACTTTCATTTTGCATGTCCTTTTGGCTTTTAATTTACACTCCGGCTTGTCTTTTAAGCTCTTGTTTTACAGAATCTGGTAGGTGGTCTTGGTCAAAGTTGATAGCGTCTAGCTTTTTAGATCTACCAGAAATAGCATCAACGATTGTCTTCTTTGCTGCCAATACCTTCTTTGTTTCTCTTAGTTCAAATCCCATTTGTTTTCTCCTTATTATATATATGCTAAATTATTCGGTTACAGCTTCGTCAGATTCTTTTTGTGCTTGTTTCACTTCTTTGGCTTGTTCAAAGCACTTATAAAAGGTGTTCTTAACGAATAATTCGTTTAGAATAGCCGCTTTAAGTTCTGCCTCTGGTTGGGTTAGGCAATTAACCTTAACGTATTCCAGGCTGTCCAATAGGGGCAGGCATACCTTATCTCTCCACTCTTTGAACGATTCTTGGCGTTCCAATTCTACTAGTAATGACTGAGTTCTTTCCCAGTCCTTTAATTCGTCAGACATTTTTCCTCCTTAAACTTTCTTAGGTATGAATATAGATACGGGTGTTGTTTGTGATGACATTCTTTGCATAGAGTTACCCCATTATCTAACTCGTATCTACGGTTGTTATCCATTTGCCATTCTGTTATATGATGTGCGTGTAGATTCTCAGTACAACCGCATTCTCGGCAGGTAAAGTTATCTCGTGTCTTTACCTGTTTTGCCCACTTATGAGCGAAACTTGGCCTACCGTTGTATCTATTGCCACCCTTCCATGCGGGGTTCTTATCTCCACTCTTTGTAACTTCGTAGTCTTCGTAGCGACACTTGTTGGAACAGTATCTAGTTTTATCTGCCCGCCATAGATTGACCTGGTATTCCTTGTGGCATCGCTGGCATGCTTGGTTGACCATTCATCCCTCCCACTGGCGGCATCCCCTGTTGAGGATTAGGGCTGACGCCCCCCGCCATCATTTCTTGACCCTGTGGTTGCATTGGCTCTTTCTTTAAGTATTCACCTGGTTCGCTTATACCAGAGTCTTGTGCGATATCTTTCCAAAGTTTCTCAGTATCTAGTGGTAGCATTAAACTCATCCCCAGCTCTACCATTGCTTTCTTATTCTCTATTTCTTTTTGAGTATCTCTCTCGGCTAGTGAGCCAGTCTCTACCCTTACGAGCCAGTCAATGTCAAAGATGACGTCATTCTCTGGGTCTTTACCTTCTGACATCATTAGTTCTACTAGGGCACCGATTTCTTGTTCCTCTACTACGTCAGCTTGCATTAGGTCTACGAGTTTAATCTTTCCAGTTAGGAGTCCTTTAGTAACCTTGACCCATTTAGCTTCTTCACCAGTTACGAGTACCCACTTGAACTCATCTTCTGACATAGTAGCGCCAACCATCTTGAGCCATTTGTTTATCATTGGCTCAATGATTGATTCCTCTATGTTCTTTTGTCTATCCGTTATGGGACTTGAACCTGCGGCTTGCAAAGCTTCAATTCCACCCTTAGTACCTTGAGTCTTGTCTGTCTGTGAGTTTGGTGTACCAGCCATATAACCATTAGCACCAGAGACTGATTCGCCTCTACCCTCTATCCAGTTCATCATATCTATTCCTGAACGTTGTGGAGCAGATGAGATTTCACCTTGTTTGATTTGTGATGGGTCGGCTAGGACTATTCCACCAAGTTTGTACATGTTGGCGATAGTCTTTAGATTGATACCAGCGTTAGGGTTTACTATCGTTGGTGGGTTCAAAACCTTAGCACCATAGTCGATTGTCTGTGAAAGGATTAAGTCTTTAGCCCTGAATAGTCCAGCTAGTCTTGATAGGACTGACATTGCGTAAGGTTCTTGTGGTACTTCTATGTCCATTGCTTGATCTAGTGGGTCTGTACCAATTATTGAAACGAACTCTTGTACGCTTATAGGGTCTTCCATATCATCATCCCAGACGAAACGACATACTTTGTCGCCTTCATAGCGTGAGATAAGTTGGAACTCATCTTCTTTATGGGTCATAGCTATATCAGAACGATTGATTAGGTTTTCAGTACGGTTGTCTTGTTTGCCTACACGACCATCTACAAGTCTCTTTAGTTTCTTAATAGCAGCCGAGTTAAACATACCTGTAATAACTTCACCATCTTTTGAAATCTCTACGTTGTCTTCTAGGTAGTCTATTGAAACAAACTGCCTAGTGTAATATACTGGTGATGTTTTCAAAGTTTTACTTGGGTCAAAGACCACGTTCTCAATAGGTATAACACGCATGTCTGGTGCGTCTGATTGGTGATTCCAATACGATTCAACGACCATATTACCAGTTATAATAAACTCACGAGCACCAACCTTTAATTTAGATCTCATTGGGCCAGTAGAAGTTACCATATCAGAGTTAGACCATAACCACTCGGCAGTAGATGTGATTACTTGTTTGACTTCACGAGGGATGTTCTTACCACGAGATTCAGCGTAGAACTTAGGCTCACGTTCAAACATCTTTTGGATGATTCTCTCGGTAAGTTCAAAAGCAACAGGGTCAGAAATCTTAGCCTGAGTGCCTTTCATTTCCTTTTCGCCATTGTAACGAGTGTAGTTTGTCTTGAAGTTCTCTTGGTAAGGCCCCAGAGCGTCTAACCAATTAGAAAACTCATCTTTATAGGACTGAATAGTGCCTTTTTTAGACTTTTTTAGTTCTGCCATGTTAGTTCTTTCATTATCATTACTTTTATATATGCTTTTTTTACGACAAATCGTCTAAAGTCATATCATTTTCTATAAGAATTGACAAAACACAGTCCAAATCTTCATCCTCTACTGCGATATTGTCTAGTTCATGGACAAGTTTGTGTCCAATTGACCGACAATCGTAGTAAGAATTGCGTAAA